TTAGGTGATAAAATTCAGTTATGCCCTAAAGAAATGAGTTATTAAAATAGTTTATCAGTTATCGGATATTAACCACAAATCAACAAACTTAATTATGTTTCACTTAAACTTTGCAGAAGAAGATAAAAATGGCAATCCTAAACACCAGACTTTTACTGCTGGGGCTATTATATACAACAAAGAAGGAATACCTCAACAGTATTTTTGCAATATAAATACAGAAGATGATGTTACCAAAATTTTTGAGTATTACAATCGACGAGACAAGTTATTGTATTTTGAAGCTATATGTGTTAAGACTGGTCAAATTATTAAACTAAAGTAGTGAATCAACGGGAGTAATTATGCTATCATTTCAAGAGTTTCAAGAACAAGTTTTAAACGTTCTTAGTCCAAGTGAAAGAGAATGTAAGTTTTGGAAAAGTTGCTCAAGTTTCTCGGCAGATATTAATTATCATGGCGTAAAATATGTATCTTACCTGAAAAGATACATAATAGACGAGAAAAACTGCAATTGCGGGCAGTGGTTTATTCAAAAAACTTACACGCAAGAATGTAAAACTTTTTCGGATTCCTCGACTCAAGGCATAGAAACTATTGATAAACAAACCACGGAATGTATTAACGGTGAGTTACAAGTTTTTTTTAAAATTCAAAAAGGATGGAGAAACGTTAAATTTAAAGAATTGTTTGAGTCTTTAATGATAAATTAATATCTCACCACGAGACATAAGAGTCGACTATCCGTAAGCGGTCAGTCTAAAGTTGCTATAATAGATGCAAGTTATCCTTGCATCTATTTTTTAATGATTAACTGGAATCTAGGAAGACAATTAGCCATTGAGTCTTTTAATGAGATGGTGTCCGAGTTTGCCCAAGAAATTAATTTTCAGGTAGAAGATAATAAATGGCCTTGGCCGAGGGAAACCGTGCGTCAAAACGGTAGTGTAGTTGGCTCACCTCGGGACATTGTAGATACAGGTGAGCTAAAAAATAGCCAATTTATTGAAGATGTATCGGATACCTATAAAGTAATCGGTTACACGGCTGATCATGCCGCTCTTGTCCATGAAGGGTATCAAATAGAGCGTAACGATGGGACGGTGACAGATGTTCCCGCCCGACCTTTTATCGACACGGCTATAGAAGACTATAATCCAATTGAGGATTATAGTGAAATCTTAAAGGAAAAATTAAATGAGTGAATCAGAATTAAGAGATATTTTATTAAGTATTAGAAACAATTTAAAGATACTTATCGGGACTGACTTGGGTAAATACGAAATAACAAGCCCTACAGGGCAAAATTTAAAAGAAATTGATGCTATTTGGGTAGAGCCTCCTGAATTATCCCCTAACTATAAAGTAAAACCTAATAGCGGCATCGAAGCAATTATCCAAAGAGAGCCTAACCCTTATCACGAAAATTTACTAGGATATACCGTAGGTATAAATAACTATTCCATTACCCTAAAACAGTACAATCTAGAGAAATCCCTAACACCAGTGATTGAAACAATTAAATCTTCTCGCTGCTGGAATTTTCTAGATCAGCCTCGCTTAACCCCCTATACCAAAACCCCCGAAGGGATTATCAGACCAAAAGTGATCTTTAAAATCACTACTGCTAGGCTTTTAGACTTTTAGAGTACACATTTACTAATCTTTTATAGTACAATATAACTAGAAAAGTTTAGTCAGTGATTAGAATGGCAAATCAGATTTTAGAGTTAAATCGGAGTGATAACCTCACCCCTAGCCGTGATACGCAATTTTTTATTTCTGGTGCTTACGGATTTGGACAAGAACCTCCCACACGAGTAGCTGATTTAGATGCAGCAATCGTCTTAGGTGATACGACCCTTACTGTGGCGACCGGGGGTTTTGGTCGCGTTTTATATGCTGGTACGTTAATTTACGTTGGGACTGCTGGCGATTATGTAATTGTCCGAACAAAGACGACGACAGTAACCCAGACAGTAATCCAGATCGAACCTTCCAAAATTGCTGCTACCCTTGCGACTCCCGCTCAAAAATGCACGATTAAATCCTGGGTTCCTTTTTTGAGCGCCAAGACCTTCAATGTTGACACCTCCTCTACCGAGGTTACTGATTCCGTCTTTGGTGAAATGGCGGTGGAGAAATTTATCTCCGAAATCATGAGCACTGGGTCGGTATCGGGTCCGCTTGTATTTGGTGATCCTGGATATGAAATCGTAAAGGCCGCAGAGCAAAAAGGTGAGCGAATTTACCTCGAAATTGTCTATATGGGACAGCGCGGAGGGTTAGGATTCCAGACAAATGTTAGTCAAAATGTTAGTGGTGAAAAAGGCAATTTCCTGCAAGGAAATGTAACTTTAACTATTAGTGGCAATGTGATCGACATTAAACCAATGGCAACGTCGCCATTCTCTCCTAATGTAGCTGATGACCTCAATTAAAATAGTTAAACTCCTTGTTGATGAAGACCAAGAGGTAATGTTAGTCAATTCTAGAATAATTAATAATTACCTCTGGTTTTCTTTCGGTACGTTTGATCGAGAAATAAGTCAACAAGAAAAGATATTAATCGAACCACCAGACGGAACAAAAAACCAAGAAAGAATACAGGTATCTGTGATCATTGATCCTCTGTGGCTCAATACTCAACAAAGTGCAAAAAGGAATCAGAAGGTAAAAATAAATGGCAAAGTTAAGCGTATTGGGTAAATTGAAGTTTAATGAAACATTCTTTTTCCCTTTAAAAAAAGAATGGATTTATTACATTGAAGACAATGATGCTTTATTAGAAAAGATAGACGCAATTGCTACAGAAGAAAATGGAGAGATTGGGATTGAGTTTTTAAAACGATACGGGATTAATCCAAAGGAAAATGAAACAGTCAAGGAATACTTAGAGGCACGGGAAAAAGCTGACAAAGCTTATCTTGAGAAAATTAAAGCTATCGGGCAAAAAACGGGACTATCCACTGCTGAAATTGAAGGAGTAGTAGTTAACGACGGTTCGATCCGAGAACGAATTGAACAGGTCATGGTTGATGCCCTTGACGGGGTAAAATCTGACAGCGTAGAACAAAAAGTAGAAACCGCCGCTATCGTGCAGCAATCAATTTTAAATAATCGCAAAAAAACAAGAGAACTAACAAGAGAATCTATAGAACTTGTAGAGCCTTATCTCGATGAATTAAACGCTTTATTTAAGGATCGGGAAATAACCTATGAAACTTACAATAAAGCCTTATTAGCTAACTTTCTCGGTAGTCCTCGCCGGGTTGTCACACTTAAGGATAAATCTCCTGTTGAATTCACTATAGAAGATATTAACGATATGTCTCAATTTATGGTGGTAAAACTCTATCAAGACTATCTCTGGCAAGACATAACTCAGTGGCAGAACTCAGAACCTGAAAAACTGGAAGAAAAACCGGAATCAGAGCCAACGGAGGACGACGAAAAAAACGAATAGATGACGCAATTAATGCACGGTTAGAGGCAATCGCTAACCCCATTAATTGGGAAGAAATCTATTACAAATGGTGTGCCTGGGGATTACCCATCGAGGAGTGGGAAGATTGGCCAGACTGGTTAATCCTGAAAAAATATTCAGGGATTCAAAAAGTCAAATGTGAAGAAATTAATTCACTATCGGCTACGGTTAGTCAAATTGCCGCCATGGTTCACGCCTACCTAATAGCACAATCTAAAGAAGGTTCTAAGTCACAAAGTCTTAATCCTGGTGATTTTCTGCCTTACCAGTTTAAAGAGAATAAAAAATATTTTCTTGATCAAGAAACCGCTCAAATTCTGTTAGAAGCTATGCAAGCTGGCCAAGTGCCAGTCTTCGCCACTCAGATAATAGTCGATTGCGGACTATACGACGAAATAATTCAATTAGTAGGGGAGAAAAGCTAATGTCTTTATCACTTGGTACTTTAGAAATCGGTCTAGGGCTAAATACAGCCCAATATGATAGCGGCATCAAATCGGCTAAAGACCAGCTTTCTTCCCTAGAGCGTCGTGTTACTAAACTTGGCACAACTCCACTAAAAATTAAAGTTAGCGTCGATGACCGTCAGCTTTATGGGCTAAACAGTCATTTACTTTTAAAAAGAGTTGACCTCAAGAAAACAGTTGATTTTTATAAAGCAAATCCTATTAAAGTATTTGCCGAAGATGACGCATTAGTTTCTCTTAACCAAGAGTTGCGTGAATTAAAAAAAACAACAGTAGAGATAAGAACACCTTCTAAAATTGTTGTTGAGCATCGGTTTTCTGGGTATCAAGATCGGGTAGAGAAAGCGATCGAGCGTCTGTCTGTCACCGTTCGCAACTCTAATCCCCGTGAAAACATTTTTCAAAAAGCATTTAATCTCACTGTAGGTAATGCAATCGGGGGACTCTTTACAGGGGCGGGCCTCTATGGAGGATTAAAAGCAGGGAAAGGGTTTACACAGGCATCAGGTATTGATTTTGATGAAATCGGTAAAGAGTTTGGTTCTTACACCAAAACAAAGGTAAAACAGGTAAAAGATATTTTAGATGTAGGCTTTAAAGAGTTATTGGGCTTTAAGGGTGGTTTAAATGAAGCTAAAAACTTAGTCGGAAAAAATATTGACAGTGTTTTTGATAATTTAACCGATCCCGCTTTTTACAAAGAAGTAGAAGATTTACTTGTTGCAACATTGCAAGCTAAAGTTGATGCAAACCTTTTTAAAAAGGGTGCTAACCTGACAGATACACAGCAAGCCGATCTAAGCATTATAGAAGAAGCAAGAGATAAAATAACAAGTCGTTTTGAAGATGTTATCAAAGAGGATTTTGTAAAAACTGCTGGGGCTGCAATTAGATTATTGGCACAGCCATTTAGAATTAGAAAAAGAGTTAATTTAAAAAATTCTGCTGAAATGGCAAAAGCTCAAGCAGATATATTTGCAGGTGAGTATAAAGCCATAGAAGAACAAGTAAAAGAATCTGAAAGTATCATATTAATGATGGGAGGTGTTGATCCACCAGCCTCAAAACCAAACAATCCTAAAGTTGATACAACTTATCAAATAGCTGCTGGTATGCAGGCGATGTTTCCTAAATCTTTTGTAGATGCGGTTACTCCATATCATACAGCTTCTGTAGAGGACATAAAAAAAGGTACTTACCATGATATTGTAAGAAATCAAATACTCCCAATGGTAATGGAAAACAAGGAGTTTCTATCTTCAATTTTTGGAGAGGGTGATGTTTCTAAAGTAATTTCAAATATGTCGCAATTGCATCCTCTTGACGCAATTTTAAGGCAGTCTGTAGAAAAAGGGTATAGCGAAGATGCTATTAGAATGGCGACAAAAGCCCTGTCAGCTTCAACAACGTTTCCTGATAAAAAGGTAACTATTGCAGGAGCTTCTGGGGGGGGATTTATTGTAGAAGAAGCTATTGCAATTTTAAACGAATTAGCTAAAAGATACCCAGAATTGCAAAAAGCTATATCTAATATAAAGGGATTTGCTATAGGTACGCCTATGGCAAATTTAACAGCTACAAGTGGGGGCAAAAAAGGAGAATTTGCTAAATTTCAAGCTTATATAGGAACGCTAGATCAGGTAGGGAAAGGGTTTTTTGGAGAACCTTTATATGCTGGCGATAATCTTAGCCCTGACGATGACAGACTAAAAGAATTAGACCGACAATTTTCTTTACCTGGCGGTATTCTCGATCCTGAAAACGACTTGCAAAGCGTTATTCAAGGATGGGGTTATAAACACGAAGTTGGTAAAATGTTGGCAGACTTAGGAAAATCTGCTTCGGATTTTCTTATACTTTTATCCACTTTTCTTGCCGAACAAAATGTTATCGCAAAAAATGCCAGAAAACTTTTTGATGTTTTTAATAACGTCTCAAATGCAAAAATAACTGGCGATTTAGATGCTTACATAACAAATTTGTCTTCAATTATCAAAGAAATATCTACTGTAAATAAATCAATAGGTAATGTAATTGACATAAAATCGCTAAAATCATTGTTAATTTCGGTTAAAAAGTTAGCAAAAATAGAGGGTATAGAAGGAGTCAAAAAATTTGAAAATCAAATTATAGATCAAATAAACTCAATCTTAAAAGAAAATTTAAACCTCCAGTCTTTGCCTAGTTTGGGTACAAAAGCTAAATCTGGTAGAGGTTCTTTAGGAGCTAGAAGTGTAGATGACTTTATTCGTGTAATTTTTAATGTAATTTCTGAAGTAAAAGGAATTGAAACGCCTTTTCCTAACACAAGTTTTAGCTATTTTGATCCTTTCCTTTCTTCTATTGAAGAAATGGAAAAAGCTATGGGGATGAGTGCGGTTGACATTAATTTACCTGTAGGAGACGTGGGAAGTCTTGTACAATTATGGAAAGTCAAAAATATAGATCAACTACCAGTAAGAGAATATCAAAACGAGTTTGAAGATATTTATAAAAACTTTTTACAAGAGATTGGGAATTTAAACAAGTTTCAAGAGCAGGGAATGATAGTCCATGACGAAGAAACCGGTAAAAATAAAGTTGATTATTACCAGTTTTTATGGGAATCTGCTAATATTGCCGCTTTATATGGACAGCCACCATATAAAGAAATGAAAGCAAAGTATGAAGCTACTCAATTTTCTACTCCTAGAGAAAAACAGTTAGAAAAAGCATTATTGGCTTATTTTCAGTTTTACGAAAAAGAAACAGAAATATTTAAAAGAGATTTCTTGGCTCCTGTTTTAGAAGCTAGAAAAATGTATGCAGAGGGCAACCCGGAAGGATTAAAACGACTAACAGAAATATTAAACACTTCCCCATTTTCTAGGATTAAAGCTTTAAGTGGTGCTGTACAAAGCGGAACACAACCAGCCGTGGCTAAAAACCAATACTTAGGAAACTTTACCGACTACGAAAAATTTAATAAATTTTTAAAAGATTTTGCAGAAGCTGTTATTAAATTTGAAGCGTCAGCAAGAAAAGATACAAGCGTTTTTGATTCACTATTAAAAGATAGCTATGGGATAAACCCCATGCTAGATTTTATGTTATTAAACACAAGTAAAGGTTTGCCTAGGATTCATGATAAAATTAAATCAGAAGATTTACAAAAAATGATTGAAGATCCTAAGCAATTACAAAAGCTTGAGGAAAACAACCGTGCTATTCAGTCAGCTATTGAGGAAGTTTATAACGAAATAAATGGCGTTTTAGATAGAGAAACAAAAGAATCGGTTAAATCTTTTCAGGGCGTAAACAAGAAAATTTATGAACAGATAGACAAAAAAGAACCTACTGAAAAATCATTAACAGAAAAAATTAATGATGTGTCTTACGATGAATTTATAGCTAAATCTAACTATGAATTAAAAAATAATAAAAAAAATCAACAGGTAAAACCTCAAGGAGTGTCAAATGTAGCTGATAAACAAAAAGATTTAACAAGAAAGGAAAGCTCAATAGAAAAAACTATTCGCAGTGCCACAAAGGAAATAATTTCTAGTCTATCCCGAATAGAAAAAGCTATTCTAGCTAAATATGCCAGTCCTTTAGTCAATCCGTGGCAAAATAGCACACCTGATCTATGGGCTAAATCTAATGCCGAATCAATGCGGTCTTTTGTAGATGCAATTAACAAGGTATTCTCACAAAAGCTTTTGCCGCCCGCTCCCGACGGGTTTGGCAATAGCGGAACAGATAGAGGGAGCAGTCCACTAGAAAAAGTTTTAGAAGATATATCTATTAAAGCTCAATCGGGATTAAAAAGTGCTTTAACTACCAGATTGTCAACTCCGGATAGTAGCGGTGAAATACAGCTTTTAACAGGGCAAGAAAACATTTCAGAACTGTTAAATCAGGTATTGATTAGGGAGTTCAAAGAAGCGGGGAGGCTACTAGGAAACGCCCTTAAAGATACTTCTCTGGATGTGATCAAATTTGGTCAGGTTGTTTTCACAGTCTTAAAAGCGATCGAGCGTCCAGTAATGGCTTTACCTGGTGCTGCAATAGGTAAAAAAGCTATTCAGGTAGGGGGAACGGCTGCTATGGGAGCCGCCGCTCTCCACGCTCTCCCGATGGGGCTAGATGCCACGGTTGTCAATACTATGCGAGATATTCTTGCAGGGGCGATGAGTGCTGGCGGTCGGGGAATGGTCCAAGCCGTAGCCACACAAATGACTCAAGCTTTTAGCGGCTTGCCGTTTGGAGTGGGGCAACAGCTAACGGAAGCAGTAGTGCAGCTTGTAACCGAAATAACTAACGGCACTATCAGCGTCCTATCGCAGGG